CAGCTTTCGCACTCACAAAGTGAGTTGCGGAGTTAACCGCGGGAGTAAATTACCCCAAGGTGTAGATTGAACATCTACGATACGAGACCTCGTCCCCAATCGGGAAACTAGGTGCGGTGACACCATCCTTTGTGGGGATGGGCTCAGCTGCGTAACGGAAGTCAGTGAACCTGACACCGAGCGCGCGGCTGATAGAGAGTAACGCTTCTTCGCAGAAGGGTTGCTCACCACCACCCTCCTTGACGTACGTACTGTACGCCGGGAGGGCCTCATCGCCACTAAGAAGCGGACGGTTGTCCGCCCTAGGGCGAAGAGTAAAAGTATCGAAAATGTACCCTGCGTACCCGGCACGTAAGTGACGAGGTTTCCTCCTCATGAACTGATCGTTCAAAGAGAGAAGGTGACCATCGCCAAAACCATCCGGGCCCTCTATGACTAAAGAGGGATGTATGTAACGCCTTACGGCGTCCGCACGATCCCAGTCACAGAGTCTTGCATAGTAGTTATGCAAGACGAAGAGTGTCTGACCCGACAGCCATTTTTTCTGGTAGTAGGGTCGAACATCGATGCCGCGAAAGTAGTCCTTTCCACACGATTCCCGGAAGGGACCCGTATGGAAGCTCTTTGCCCTGTTCGGTACAAAGCCGCATGCGTGCAAAAGCTCGCAGACGTCCTCGTAACGGGAACAAGGGCAGATAATATCATCCCCGTAAACGGAGACGGTATCCTCTCCACAAACAGCGCTGGTAAGGGCCCAAAATATCAGGGTCTCCAGGGGGAACGTATAACCGTTCCCCATGCTGCAAAACTTCTCCAGAAGGATACTCTTCCCAGAGTATCGGACAGAGGGTGTGCGACCTATTGCTAAGAAGCACGCCCAGTCAACTGGAAGAAGGTGGTAAACGAGCTCCGATGCGATAGTATCGGAAGCACTACTGAGGTCAATTGTGGCAAGTTGCCCCAGGAGTGAACCTTCTAGGGCAAGCCTCTGATTACGCGTTTGATCGCGTATATCTTGACCTGCAAACGCTCGCAAACGACGCGATAAGCGGTCGCCAAGACCCATCTGGAACATTCCGTTCAGGACGGGCTCAACGACAACACCACGGTACGTCTTGGCGTTCTTCGGGACGAAGCTCAGTATTCCCTCCATGAGTGAGAGAGGTACATGGGCTACCCATCCGTCCTCGTCGGAAGCGAAAAAATCCGCTGCGACAGAACAGAAGGCGGGCATCTCGCAGAGTAATGCTTTCGCGTACACTGAGAGATTCGTGCTACAAGAAATACCATCCGAGAGTTTACTTCGGATGTTTGACTGGCGACGTGGCGTCAGTGTGGTCGCTCCTTTTCCGAATCGGTAGCCGACGTCCGAAAACGTAGGCACCGGACCGAGAACGCGAGCTATTTTACGCTGGGCTAGGAAAAGCCAGCCTTCAACGCGTGGAGGAAATTGGAAATCCCCACGAGCAAGCGATCTAAAGATCTGGTTTGTCTCACGACAAAGCGATTCAGATTCAACGAACTTTTTATAGGCTACTTTTTCCTTATCGACACCAATATCAAGGTGTTCAAGTTTGGAAAAGAACGCCAGAGCCTGACGGCAATGGCGGACCTGATTTGGAGATAAACCCGAATCAGAGTAGTCAAGTTCGAACTCGCAAAGTTCACGGTACCGCTCATAATGAATGAGACGGGCAATGACCTTGCCAATGTGGCCACCTTCACAGGCGTGCGAGTAGGCGAGTTCCCGGAGGATGTCGAGAGACTCCGAAGGGGTGAACTCTTCTGTCCAATACGCAAGTTTGCGCATAATTTAACCTCATAAAGGTAAGAGGGAAGAGAACGAGCTGATGTGGAAGTAATTCCGTGGCTCCTTACGAAGCCTGAATCAGCTGGTCGAACAGCTCAGGGGCAAAGCCAGTAGTAACAGGGGCGACCGAGGTCGCAATGTTACCAATGAGATTTGCCGCGATCTGTCGCGACAGGCGCCGAGTGGTGACGGTCGAACGTTCGCTGTAGTAGCCAACGGTCTCGGTCGTGTCCACGAAGGCGACCTTCGGAGGGGCAGTATACCCCGCAGAGTTTTGCCCGGAGATGGACTCCATGACGGGAACTTCTGTGCGAAAAGACACACGGAAGACCCCAGACGGGAGTTTACGCTTCGTCGCTTTGACGCGAATCTGCGCATAGTCGGGGACACCAGCAAGGGATTCCTTCCAGGTGGCGACAAGGCTGCCGTCGGGGAGACGCTCGATTCCTTC